ACTTCTTTACAAGCTTCTGGCTAACACCAAGTTGATCTTGGTAAGGGTTAGCACTTTCTAGAAGATTTTGTACTAAGTTTGACATTGTTAAATGTTTTGTTTTTAAATTAAAATATTATTTGATTCCAGCAAGCACTTGCCATCTGTTTACGAAGGCGTCTGCTTCAACAATTGGACGAGCTGGGGCGTTTCCAATTGGTTTTGATGCGAAACCAATAGACTCTTTTATAGATGATTTTTTAGATTCACCCAAAGATTCTAGAATTGTTTTGTAGGTATTCTCAACTTCTTTAACCGATGTTACTCTATCAAATGCATTGATAACCTTTGTTTTTTGAGCTTCGTTAAGGTTTTTAGCCTTGAAGATTTTGTTTACGTAAAGCATTTTAGCATTGAACAAATTAACTTCGTTAAGTTCTGCTTTAAGAGCCTTAATGGTTCTAATAGCTTCATTCAACTCTTTCTTTACTTCTTCAACTGCATGGGTATCAGCAGCTTTTGACTGGATTTGTCCACCTGGGATCTTTCCTGGCTCAGCAGCTTCTTCCATTTTCTTTTCATCTTCCTCGAGCTCAGCTAGAATTTCTTCAAGAGAAATCTCTTTCATTTCGTCGTCTGTGCCCATTTCAGCAGCCATGTCAGTTCCAGCGTCTAAGTCACCTTCTGGTGCTCCACCGCCTTGCATCTGCATGAATACGTCACGGATGATGTCTTTAAGCTCGCCAACTGTTAACTCAACCATTTCGTCTGAGTCTGTTACAGGACCTTCTTCACCACCTGCTGGTAAATCTGCCATGTCATCGTCTCCTTCTGGAGCTTCTTCTTCAGCATCTTCGTCATCAGCTTCGTGTAGACCTTTTTTCTCGCTATGAGATACCTTGTCTGATTCGTCATAGCCAGTGCTACCTTTACCTTTTTTTCCAGTGTAACCATCTGAATTGATGTGACCTTCTTCAATTGACTCATCTGTCATACCTCCATCCATGTCTTCCGACAATGCATCGAGTTCAGCTAAGATTTCATCAAGAGTAGATTCGTCCACCATGCTGGCATCTTCTGTGTGCATTGATTCGTCGTTCATTCTTTCTTCCATGTTAGAGTCATCGCCCATTGATTCCTCAAGGTCTTCTTCGATGCTCTCTTCCACGTCTTCAGAAAGTTTCTGACTCATCATTTCTCTGATCTTTGGTTCAAAGTGTTCTGCGAGAGTTGTTCTGGCTGCAGCCATTGCCGTCTCACGTACTGCTTTTGCATCCAAGATCGCTTGTCTGTACAAGTCTTGATTGCTTTCCATTTTCTTAAATGTTGTTTCGGGGATTGCTTATTAGAGTAGTAGCAATATAGGGGTAAAATGAAATTATCATGTCATATTGGGATGACATACATTCATAAATATCAGGGAGTTAGGCTAAAACTGTGCTGGTTACTTAAGATTTGTTAAAAAGTTTTTTACTATCTGTGTTAGTTTTGGCGCACTGCGTTCGCTAACCGCTTGTATAATCTCACCGCTCGATTGGCCTGCAAGATCTCTTATTGCTGCTGCTGTACTCTCTAGTTTGGTTAGATCTACTGCTCCTAAAACTGCCATACTTGCTAGTGTTATTGCTTTTAAAAATTTAGCAACTTTGTCTCTCTTCGTCTGATCTGATATGAATGGGCGAAGCATTAGTTTGAAAGGAGTGTCTAGATAGCCGTCTATTTTAGCAGTTACTTTTTCTATGGTTTTATACCAACTCGGACCTTTCCTCTTTTTTAAGTCAATGCCACTTTTCTTAGCGATTACTTCTACGACCTTCATAACTGCATTAACAATGCCTGGTGCTGCTAGTACAAGTGCGGTGGCACCTAGTATTGATTCGTTCTCTTGCTTTGAAGCTTTTTCTAACTCTTTACCTATTAAATCAGGAAGGTCTCTCAAATCTGATAGATCGATAGAGTTTTCTTCTTCTAACTCTTTTAGTATATTAACAAACTTAATCACTCTTAAAATAATTAAGCTTTTACGTTTTTCACAGTTCTAGTGAAGTTTGCATTTGTTGTCCTAGCTATGCCTGAGATGCTTGCTTTGCTACCCTTTTCTACAAATTGGTTGATAAAATTATACAATTCTACTGCTTCTTTAGGATCAAGATCCAATTTTATTTTACCCGTACTTATATCTTTAAGGTATAATTTGAGAGTCGCTGAGTTTGTTACTGCTGATTTTTCTTCTGCATCACCGACTACTGGCTCTTGTTCTATGCTACCGTTTGTCTCTTTCATTGATGCTTGGTACTCACTTTCTGTTATAAGTCCGGCTCTTAATTGCCATAATTTTGCTTCGTTCATTCTATTTGTTTTTTAAATATATTAAGTTATGCAACAAACTCCCGACTGTGTGCAGATGATATCTGAGATCAGTCTGTCAACTCCTGCACGTCTATTGTTGTTTATTTGTGGATTATAGCTTTCATTTAAGCCTCCTACAGGTTTTACGTATGCTCCATAGGTTGATGGAGTGGATACAAAATCCCAGCATATTAATTCCAAATCATCCTGCACTTGAACAAGACCTTCGCCTATTGGCATTACAGATCCCATTGCTCTTGATGATACACCGACGTTAATTCCTGCTAGGAATAATTCTTTTAATATGTTTCCTGATGGAGTGTCTAGTATTTCAAATTCACCGTATAGTTCTTTTCCTTCCCACCAAAGTCTTGTGATGTTGTGGCAAACGTTCTTTAAGTTGATTACAGACGTTTCTGGGTGGTCTAATTCACCTAAAGCTCTTTTTTCTGCAATAGGTCCGTCTATATACAAAGCTACTTGCTTGTGTAGGGTGTCATAGTCGTAGATACGCTTATTTGCATTTGGCATGTCAGCCGCTTGCACCTTTCCTGATACTAAGAACTGAGCCCTTGGGTTCATTCTAGCTTCGTGCAACTGCTTAGGCAGTGGCTTGAATGTCATGTATTCTATTAAGACTTCTTTGCTCATTATACTTGAGTTTCTTTTCCTGTTTTAGTATCTATTACTTTAAGTGGATCTTTTGTAGCTGCTTTGATTGCTTTACCTTTTTGCATAGCAGCTGCTGCAGTTGGTCCTGAGTACACTGGTGTCGATTGTGTGGTTGTATCCCCTACCTTACCTGTTGCAAGAATTGCGCCTTCTTCCATTTCTTTTTTCACAGCTTTCATCAACTTCTCTTTGATTGACTTTAGCTTATCCTCTCTGCTCATGTTCTCTTTTTGTGCAAGAGCTGGTGCATTCTTTATATAATCTGATTGATAGTTTGGTAGCTTTGGTCTTGGAGCTGCGTCTGAGTGTTTTAAGAAGTTTGGTTGGAAATCTCTTTCTTGATCAGTTGTATCTAACTTTACAGTTGCTGTATGACCGTCAAACTTAGTTATCTCTCCTGCGAAGCGTCCGTCGTTAGTCTCTACTCTCTGTCCAACTGAAAATTGTTTTTTGATTGGATTCTCTACTGTTAGATCTTCTAATAAATGTTCTTTAAGTGCTAGTACTTTTTCTTTGCCAGGAACTTCCATTACCTGTGCAATGCCTTTAGCTTTTTTTGGAGTTTGTGTCATTTGTTTAACACCTTCACCATTTTTATTTTTTGCTTTTTCCTTCTTTCCTAAGCTATCTTGTACGTTTCCTTTTGCATCTTTCTCAACAACTTTCATTGCGTTTGCCTTATCAACCGTGTTATCTTTTTTAACTGGTTGCATTCTAAGATCTTTATCTTTTTTCTCGATATCCTTAACGTTTGCAATAACTAGGTCTCTGTATGCGTTTGGATCTTTTACAAGATTCTTAACAGCTTTTTGCTTGGCTTTTACCAATGCCTCATCTGTAATCTCTCCCATCTTAGAAAGCTCGTATTGTAGACCTTTCATTAGTTGGTAGTAGTTTACGTGATCAGCTCCTGGGAAGAAATCGTATTCAACTTTACCTGTTACTTCTTTATATTTTCCTTCTGGCTTTTGTACTGCTTCGTGCAGAGCAAGGGTATTAACAGTATCTTGGTCTTCAGGTTGAAACTCAGCTATACCTTTTTTTGTCCATTTCAAAGCAGGAAATTTAGCTACCACATCGTCGATGGTGTTGACTTGTAGTTTATTCCGTCTATTTCCCGCAGCATCAACTATGTTGATAGAGAAGACGCCTGTCGTAGGATCAAAATAAATATCTGAATCGGTTTTTGTATCTGTAGCAATATGTATGTTGCCTATTCTCTCTCCTTTATCTTCATCTTTTTCGTTTAGATCCCACTGAGCTAGTACGTCACGCTCTCCTCTCTCTTCGTCATCGTGCTTTCTAATCATTTCATCCTCAGCTCTTTTCACAATCTCGCTAGCATCTCCCATAAAAGCTCTGGCAGCAAATGGTGATTGCATCATTCCATACATATCAACTAATCCATGATCTCCTAAATATCTCATAGCTGCTTCCGCCTCTTCTTTCTTTTCAGGTGATAGGTTTGCTGCTTCGATATCCTGTTTAAAGGTCTCTAACCACTGAGTGTTTCCTTCGTGGCTTTCACTCAAAATTCTCTTACTCTTCAAAATCTTTACAGCATCGTTAAACGAGTTTCCAGAAGCTACCCAGTGAGGAAAGTCTCTGCGTACGTTCACCATGAAATTAGCTTTTGACATTTTACCTTCTAAAAGGTCTTGGTACTGCGCTTGTATATTCTTCATACTAATAAATAGTTTTAGCGGCCTTGACCGCGATATGTTTTTTCTGTTCTGTTATGCTTGTTTCTTGACTTTGCTGCTTTACCTGACTTTCTTTTTCCGAAAGTGATTTTTGTAGATGAGCCTGCTGATGATTTTGCTTTTGCCATTTTATAAACTATATTGCGTACTTTTTAAGATAATCTTGATATTTGGTTGGTACCGATACGTTATCAGTACCTAAATCTACGTAACCGCCACCTTTGAGAATGCTAGCTGCACTTTGTGTTCTTCCTGTTGATTCTTTTTTGTTTCTAGCTGTAATTCTTTTAGTTGCTGGAAAAAATGTTAGTTCGTAGTTGATCTGTCTGCTTCCGTTCTGTGTAAAGCCCTGTACATCAAACTCTACACGTGTATATTGTGGGTCAGTTTTATCTGGAGTTATAACAAACCCTCCAATAGCTTCACCGTCTGCAAGTGCGTCTCCACCAGTATTGCTGTCCTCTGTTGGTGTTTCATCGGCTTCTTGAGCCATTCCTGCTTTTGAGTAAGCTCCTAATCTATTTTCCATTAGGAACTGCTTGAAATTAAAATTATCTGCCATTAGTTTAAGTGTTTTAGTTTTTTATATGCTTCTGCTATTTTTGTTTTTAGCTTATCCATTGTTTTAGCTGTACGAGCTTTTACTTCCAAGGTCTCCTCTCCTTCTGATAATTCTTCTCTCATTCTAGATGTAAATTCTAAAAGTCTGTTTACTTCGTCTAGCTTTTTGTTTACGACTTTGATTGCTTCGTGATACTGGTCTTGTTTTGGACGTATCTTTGTTTCTTTTTTGAAGCGATTGTAGTTTTCTTGTAGGTTGAGTTGTAATCCAGCCTTTGTTGCCATAGCTTCTACGTCATCGTAAGTGTGTGGTGCTAAGTCCATTTCAAGAGCCCATTTAATCTTATCGTAAAGGTCAGCGTTCTGCTGCTTTATTTTATCGAGTAGCTTTGTTATTTTCGGAAAATCTGCTCTATCCCAAACTTCATCCACATCTTCGCTCATCGCTGTTGGGCTAGTCCCCCATAAATCTTTAGGTTCTATGCTTTTCAGTTTTGGATGTCCTTCTACTTTTTTAAACCCGTCTTGTGTGTATGTGCTGATGTCTGCTTTGCCAGCTGCGTACATTGGAGCATCTTCGCTTATTGGTTTGATCTCTCCGCCTTTATTTAGAATATTGGTTGCTTTTGTTAAACCTGTACCCTTATTATATGACACATTGTACTGCCATCTATCCATTACATCCTTCTCAACTTTGGTAATTACAGCGGGATGTCCTAGATATTTTACTTTGTCACCTACCTTAAACATTGGTTTGCTGTCACCCTCGTGTACTCTTTTCTTAAAAGCCTTTGTACTTGCGTACTGCTCTCCTGTGCCTACTGTGAAAGAAGCTCCGTTAGTAACACCTCCGCCAGTTGTTGATCCGCCACCTGCTGCTGCTGGTGCTCCACCGTCTTCACTTAATCCAGTTGTATTTTTTACAATTTGAATAGCTGCTGATGGTTCTAGGTGACCGTTCTTAACTGCAGTAGCGAGCATTATAGCAGCGTCTTCGCTTGCTCCAGCTTGTATTAACGTGCTTTTTACCGACTCAAACTTCTCATCGTAATCTTCCAATAAAAACTGTGTTGCAAATTGTTGATTCATTATTTGATGGCTTTAAGCTCGCTTACTAATTGATAATACTGCATTAAACCAATCAACACCTCGTCCTTTATTGACTCGTTAGGTCCTATTGGCTTTACGAAGTTTAGCACTTCGTTTAATTTTATTTGCAATACCTTGTCTTGTGTTTTTTCTTTTAGGCTACTTAGCTCTACTTTTACCTCAACTAGTTTAGTATTCAAATAGCTTCTTAGTTGCTTTGTATCAGATATGTTATTGATATACTCTTTTAGTAGATCCTTTTGCTCATTTGATAGTGTTGAGTACTTACTGTTAAACTTTTCTACGAGTATTTTGTAAGCCAGCACTCTAATCTCTTTATCTTCTTTCATGAACTCCTCAACTACCTTAGACGCTACTTTTCTTTCTGTAAGAGTTTCTTTTGTGATATGCTCGAGTAGAGTTAGTTTATTTGTAACGATCTGCTTTGTATCAGTCGCACTTGCAGAGAGTGTTGCCTCAATCAAAGTGTAAACCGATGCATATACTTTGTAAGCATCGATTTTAGCCTTAAAGAAATTATCAAGATCGTAGTTCTTTTTAACTTCTTTTATTAGGTTGTACTTTTCTTTAGCTAATTGATCTCTGTCTAGTTTTTTTGCTTGCTCCGTAATCGTTGATATTAATATATCAGCTTTAGTTTCGTTTAATTTTGGAGCGTTTAATACTGTGTTGTACAAGTCGTACTCTTTGCTGAGTTCTGTATTTGTAAAGTATTTCTTGAAGATTTTTACGGATATCGGGTTCTTGTTTGACATTAGATCCGACGTTGCTTGTCTTACCAAAAGTTCAAATAGTATCCCGGTATTTTTGTATTTGCTGTGCTTTATCATTGCGTTTTAGCTTACTTATAAATATCTGTGTATTAGGTTAAATCAGGTTTTATTTGGTTCTCATTAAGCAGGTCGCTCTCCTTGTACAGATCGACGCGTCTTTTACCAAATGCCTCTAAAGCACTCTTGTTTCTTAAGTAAGCCGCAACCGTTGTATTGCTGTGTTCTCTACCCTCTTTTAGCGATAATGGTGAGTTTCCTTTGTATTTCGTCTTTAAATTATCCTCTCCAGTAGTTGGTTTGGATTTTAAATCATAAACACCCATTCTATCACGTCCTAATGGATCATCTGATGTGTTAATAAGTGATACTTTATCCTGCGGTCTGCCTGGTAATTTAACAGGTTCGTTAGGATTAATCTCATCGTAGCCCTGTGGAACCTCTGTACCAGCGAGATTCGTATTACCATATCCACCGTACATTGATGCGATCTGGTGCGGTGTACCGAATGCCTGACCTGATTGAGCTGGATCATTACCCTCTTCTTCAATCTGTTTGAACCTAAATGCTCTCTTTTTGTCTTCTGCAACAAGGTCTCTGTACTCATCGAACTCTTCTTCAGAGAAGTGGAACAGTTTATCGTATATCCAGTCAGTCGGTAATAGGTTAGTTTCCATCATTTGAGCTGCTAAATCCATCTTTTCTTTCATTAAAGCCACTCTCTCTTGCTCGTAAATGATGGATGGAGTTGTTAAACTAAGCTCAAAATTCGTTAAAGACTCGTCTGTATAGCCCTGTGCATACAAGTGAACAAGTCCAATTTTAGTTAATTCACTAAGTACAATACGCTGAATTCTCTCGATTGTACGTGCAAATCTAATGTCTTCAGCTGCCAAAGTTGCTTTACCTGTAAGATCTTTTTCGTATCCAAGGAACGCTTTTGGTATCTTTAAGGCTGCAAATAGCTTGTTTAATAGGTAGTTTATATCCTCTATACCGTTGTAATCCAGCGCTTTAGCCGTATCAATTCTAGTTGAGGTATCATTACCACGTACAGGAATGAAGAAGTCTTCCATCATATTCTGCACGTTAAAGTTAAGATTATACTGGCCAGTTTTCTGATCAACAAGTGGAGTTTTCTTCATCTTGTTAATCATTCTTTGCATGTAGTTTTCTACTTCATTTGGAGGTATTGCTCCGACGTTTACGTAGAAAATTCTTCTTTCTGGGGCACGTGTGATACGGTGGATTAACATCGCATCTTCCATTAAAACGTATTGCTTGTACAATCTACGACCTGGCTCCAAGTATGAACGGCCGTATGGTAGATAGTTAATATCTCCAATCAATCTTAAGTGAGCCATTTCATAATTGTAAAACGTAATACCCATATCCGTATTCTGGTATGATGTTGAGTATCCTGCAGTTGCACCTAAGGCAGCTGTTGGATCATACTTGTAAATTACTTCGGATGGGTTGCTTGGGTTGGTTCCTTCTAAACGCACAATATTATATGCCGAGAAAGGAATCACGTTGTATACTCCAAACTTTTCTGCGATCTCTAATTTCAAGAAGAAATCACCATATTTACACATATTTCTAATCCAGAACCACAAATTAAATTCAATATTCAGTACATCGTAGAATAAACTACGAAGTATCTGCTGTATGTTCTCATCAGCTGATCTGATTTGTAGTACATCTCCTGTAGCGTTCTTCAAAGTACACTCGTCTGCAATAATATCCAAAGCTGATGCTACGATTGGATCTGTGTCCATTGCTTCGTAGTCTGCGTATATTTGAACACGTACATTTTGGTAGTTTTGAGCGAGATTAAGGTTTACACCATAAGAAGTTGATGTGGTGTAAATACGGTTAAAACGGTCTACAAGCGCATTCGTTTGTAGTACACCGTCCACTTGGATTTTCTCAACATCCACCGTTTTTAGCTCACCACCATCGTTACGTATAATAACGTCCGTGGAGAATAACCTCTTTAGTGTTGAAAACAGATTCCTCTGCGTTTGTTGTTCTGCCATATCTTATAAATATCTTTTAGTTGTATTATCCCAGCAGCCAAGTTATGTCTGTTTGCTCATTTCCAGCCTGCATTGTCCAAGGATTATTTTGGTTGTTTGATGACGGTGTGTAGACTTGAAAACCGTCGTTTGTGGTTCTTGTGAAACTATTGAGACTTGCATAGGTTAGATCCATTGCTGTCTGCCTAAATCTGAGCGCTGTATCACGTAGGAATAGTCCTACGCAGCCCGGCATTACTAAGTCATCGTTGTATCCGTTCATTGCCTGAGCTCTGCCGTTCTTCCAAATGAAAACTCTTAGCTCATCTAAGAATCTTTGTGATCTTATTGTTACTGTTTTTTCTTCTATAAAGGATCTCGCTTTCTCAATTACTAACGGTCTTGTCTTTTGATTCATACTGAAGCCTGGGACCATTCCATCTCCTCTATCAAACTTAGCTACGTATAAGTCTATTTGAGTACCTACTACTTCTGATTTAGGAGAGTAGTATAGATTTGCGTAGCCAGCTTCTTGGATTGTTGTTACAACATCCCATCCAATACTTGCATTCTCCACGACTAGCATTGCGTTGTTCCAATCGGTTGCAACTGATATTAGTTTGCGTGCAAAGTCTTTGGTTGGTATTTGATCTTTAAATTCTGCTACTTGTTCTAGCTCATCTACATCGAATACGTGGAAAGTTGAAAAGTCTTTTCCATCACCACGAGCAACGTCAGCTACAACCATGTAGGTTTTCATTGAATCAGGGTACTTCCATAGCCAGTAGTTACCTCCCTGGTCTCTTCTTTCTACTGGTTCTCTTACTGTGTTTTCTTGGTAGTAGTTTAATGTGTTTGGTTCAATTACAGTATCACCTGATGTGCTAAAGTCGCAATCGCACTCCTGTGCAGCTGCTCTTGGTCCTAGCTGAGCTGTTTGTTCATCTCTCCAGGACTGCTCTCTTTCCGGATGCACTGTCCATGGTAAGCTGATTGGAGTAAATTTATTCTCTCCAACTTGAGCTCTTGTGAATTCTTTGTGAAACCAGTTACCAACACCGTTTGGAGTTGATAGTGCAATACATCGACCACCCGTTGCAAGGGTTTGTTGTGCAGCTGTAAAGATGTCTTCGATTCTATCAATGAACGCAGCCTCATCTATCACAAGTAGTGATACCGCTTCCGAACGAGCTGAGTCAGTTGCTGCTGATACTGCTTTGATTTGAGATCCGTTCTTGAGTCTTAAACTAAGACGGTTGTGCTCCATTACCGGTAGCTTCATCCAACTAGGTAGATTGTCGTATGCAAACCTAACCTTCGTTACCATATTCTTTGCTGTTGCTTGCGTAGTTGCAAGTACAAGAATGTTTTTATCCTGCTCAAACAGCATCATCCAAAGAGCAAATGCAGAGCTCAGTGTTGATATACCGAGCTGTCTTGATTTATTTATGATCGTGTAATCGTATCTCTGCAGGAGTTTTAAAGTCTTTTCCTGAAATGGGTAGAGATTGAAAGTCATTCTACCTTTGGTAGGGTGCTGGATTGTGTAGTACTTCTTCATGAAGTACACAGCATCCTGCTTACATTTAATTAGTTCCTGCTTTATTGCATCTGATATGCTTGGTTGTTGTGCCATTTGTCTAGGTTATAACCTACGAGTGTTTATTAATAAATAGTTGGCACTAGAAGTCAAGGTTGGTTGGTTCACCTGCTAGTAAAACTTTATCTTGCGCTACTAATATCTGCCAATCAGCTTTACTATACTTAATTCCGTTGATGTAATACTCCGGTGCAGTGTTGTCACTTTCAGGATAAATAATAGCAGGTCCTTCCATTGAGTGTGGCTTTGCATTTTGACCTGTCGTCTGCATGTATGTAATTGTTTTACCGCAGGCAGTTTTCATTGTTTTGTAGGTTGTTGTTGATCTCATATTATTTGGTTTATACTATAATATACTCAAACCATTTTATATTACCAACAACTAAAAAAGAAACCCAACCTTACGGGGTCGGGTCAATCAAGGGATACTATCCCAAGAGTGGTTTTACCTAGTTTATGATTCAGTTTCACCTGCTTCAGTTTCTGCTGGTGGTGCTTCTGCTGCTGCTGTTTCAGGTTCTCCTGTACCTTCGTCTGCTGTTTGTTCTTCTCCCTCTGGTCCTTTTGTTTCAATTGGATTACCTAGAGTTAATAGTCTTGCTATCGCATTTATACATCTCTCTTTCTCACCTATTGTTCTTAGATAGAACTTTTTACCTGCTACAGTTGCTTCGTATGCCCTTTCTAAGAATGTCAATAAGAACTCCTGATCGTTGTGTAGTGTTATTTTGAACGTTGTTGGCTTAGGAGCTATGATATAGATACCTGTAACGTAGTCTTTGAATGCTGGTGTCATTAGCATTTCAAGAGTCTTGTTTAGTGTCGGGTACTTTTTGAGTAGGAAAGCAATTGGGTTATCCTCAAACGATTGTACGTTTGGTTCCATTCTCTCCACTTCGTTTAAAATAAGCCTTCTTATAATCGCTATGTTGTTCATATTATTTCTTTTTTTCCGCTACTATAGCAAATCCAGGTGTTGGTGCTGTTGCTTGCATTTCAGCTTGTTGCCCTGCCATATATTCTGCAACTGAATGCATATAATCAGCGGCTAGGCTGATGTAAGCAGATACCCATCCTGGTAGTTCGTCTCCTGGTTGAATCATATTTTGTAGCTTGGATGCGTTTGAGATCATATCTCTTAATTCGCTGTCAGCCATTGAAGCTTCGTGATCATGTCCGTGAGTGTAGTCGGTTCCCTGTCTTTCACATCCACCGCATTCAGCTAATTCTCTTTTTTTCAACTCATCTTTTACTTTAGCAATAATTTCCTCGTTACCTTCGTATCTTGATAGATTAATAATCATATCTTTTAGAGCATCGTTTGAATACTCAGAATAGTTGCTATTTTCTACAAGAAGGTTAATTAGTTTAATCATTAATCTGTATTTTTAATAAATAGTTTAATCGTTCCAAATAATTATTTTGAACTTTTCAGGTTCTATTCCGTAAAACTTACATTTCCAGTCACTCTGCTCAAAAAAGGGTAGTGACATCCACTCATCTCTCCGCTTTAGTAATTCCTTAGCTGCGTCAGCCCAGTCCGTATTTAGCGCTAATTTCTCAACTTTCTCCTTCGCAGCCATTACGTTTTCGTAGTGAAAATCGTCCCACTCGTAGTGGAATACCTCAAATACATTTCCTTCTCTATCAACGTAGTCAATTGCTAAATCAATCCCCCATTTAGACTTTATCTTTGTTAATTTATTTACAAGGGGTATCTTACTACCCCAGTCTTTTAGTTGTGTTAGTGCTGCTCCGCTGTATGCTTTTCTCTCAAATAGCAAAGCGTGATTTATATGCACTCCCTCTATAACAGCTTCTGTTGTTTTAAACCAAGTGTATTTTAAAGCTTTTTTATATCTGTGATGAGCTGCTGGGGTGTTTACTTCTGCGTAATCTTGTTCTAGCTCTGTTAGATCGTATCCGTTCGTATCAAATAAATCAACACAATTTATAAAAGGGTTGTCGTATTTACGTATGGGATTTTCCCAGGATGTTTTAGGATCAAATTGGCTATCTGTTAGTATTAGTTGCACTATTTGCTATCAGTTATTGGTCCGCCGACAACCCATGCATCACATGTCCTGGCTGCAGCGCATTTGAATTTTAAAAATCTACAGTATCCTAACTTCCCAGCCTCGATAACATCAAAGGGATCCTCCGATCCTTGATCGTCGCCTATTCCTTTGGCAATACAATCTAAAGTCTTCTTTGTTATGTCGAATGCAGCACAATTACCGCATTTTGATGACTTAGCTTCTTCTACCGAGTCTAGCTTCCACATATCCGCTTTGGCTTGCCAAAACTTTTCGTTGGGGTTATTTGGATTAAGTGGTCCGTAGCCGTATTCGTTAATAGCTTTTTGCCTATTTTGCAAGTTTAACTCTATGTTCTGAGTGGCTGGTGGACACTTGCTAATTTCCACTTCGTTTAGGATATCTAGGAGCTTAATCATTATTTATGTTTTATTAGTAACTCACCTAATACTTCTATCTTGCCAACCAGCTTTTGGAAAGCTACTTGATCAATGTTCATATTAGTTTTAGTTGCTGTATGTAGCTGCTTTAGTAAATCTTTATACTCTTTGTGGGTTGCTTCCATGTCCAATTTACCCTCTGCTGCTTTTTTGTAGTATGGTAATTTAACGTGAAAATGGTGATAAGTTAACATGGAAAGACCACCTTTCTCTTTAGCATTCTTTGCTATTTTCTCAGCACCCTTCTCTCTAGTTCCAGCAAATTCTTCGAAGGCTCCTAGTTTAGGTTCTTCTTTTTTTGCTTCGTTTAGTATGTCTGTTAGTTTGATCATTAGAATAAATTAGCTACGGTTAGATTGATAATAAGTGCTATAAAAAATATCATCCACGTTTGGTTAATCTTTGGTTGGATATTATCGCTATCCATGTTACCGATATGGTATGGTCTTGTTTTATAGTTAGAGAATCCCATTGTTAGCCCGGTTCCGATAAATGCAAATAGATATGCTAATACCGCATACCACATTTGATGGTCTTGATCTGCAAATAGGATAGGAAACGGTATACCTATTATTAGAGGTAGTCCTAATATTCTTTTTATATTTTTCATAAGTGTGTTATTAATACAGGTATTGCTCCTGCTACTGTATATAAAAAATCCCAAATGTCTCCTCTTCCTTTTCTCTTCTTTTCATCATATACTTCTTTAGCGGCTCCTATTACTATTACTGGTATTAGAGCTGCTAGTGGTGATAGTAAAAATAGAGATAGACAGTAGATTACTGTCCCTGCTATGAAGTGGTTTGCTTTGTCGACTGCTATGATTGGTTTCATTTTGCTTTATACTTTTTCAAGATCGCGTTGTTTTGATCTATCTGTTTTTGCTTTTTAATACCGCTTCTTTTTGATTTCATCGGTACCTTCTTAGCTTTTGCTCTTGCCATTCTATTATTTTATTCGTATTTTTTCAACTCTGCATATAATCCATCGTACAACTTTTTTACTCGCATGAACTTATCGTTACCCAGAGTATCTAATAGTTGATTCATATATGTTTTCATTTCCGGTGATGCTAGTAATGATAGTAGGTTTGACGCTGGGTTTTCGTTGTGTACCCCGGCTAATTCTTGCATTCTCGCTGCTTCGTTAATTTGTTGTTTCATTTTATTTTGTTTTACCCCATTTTGTACCTTTGCCTGAATCTTTACAAGCACTTGGTGTTGGACGGCATGATGGATACTTTGATCTTTTTTCTCCCTTTTGTCTACCACATGTTTTGCATTTAGTTTTACCGTCTACTTGACGACATGTGTTACAATCTACCCACCCCTTTGATGATCCTGATCCACCTTTTCTAGAGAACCATTTGTGTAGGGATTCATCTTCTTTTATAGCCTTCCAGATATCACCTTTACGACACCTTACAATCGCTCCTGACCTATAGGCAGATGGCTTATCGTACTTCTGTCTTGCGATACGAAGACAGCGATCTGCTTTCTTCTCTTCAAGCACTTCATTCAATATGTCGATAAGTTTAATCACTGGCAGTGGTAGTTTAGATATCTTTGTAGTGCTTTTGCGTAGTGAGTTCCTTTATCTTTTAGTTTTGCTTTTGCTGATCTCACTCGTGTGCAGGACAACTTTCCTAATCTCTTTTTAACTATTCCTGGTTCCACTGGATCGTGGTATCCTTCTGCATACCCTCTTTTTGTAGCTACTTTAGGATCATTGGTAAATGTATCGGATGCTTTATACCTCACTTTCTGCAGCATATTCGCTTTGTAAGGTGGATACATCTCAGCTAGTATATCGATTAGTTTGATCATGCTACCAATGTTTACAGCTCCAGTATCTTGGTGATGTTCTATCCTTCGCAGTTGCACACTTATGTCTTGCTCTAAATGCCTTTCTACGAGCTGGGATGTTCTTTTTTATCTTTAGGTTAGGATCACCAAAGTTTACCTTAACAACATTTCCTTTCGCATTCTTAACGTATACTGATCTCTTCTTGGGTCCGCCTGGTGTTAGGAAGGGTTTACCTAAGCTAACTTTGCGACCTTTGTACTCTGCTTCTTCTAATGTATTCCAATGCTCTTCGATGTACTCTGCTAGACACTGTGGGCAGTAATCCATTGCCTCCTCTACATCGACTCTTAGTTGATGGTGCTCATCATGTCCATCGTGATCCATTGTGTGTAGTTCTCTCCGTACTGGTGTGTTGTCGCATCCACACTTATGGCATGTGTATGGATCTTTTCCTCCATCTGCTATATTCCAATGCCAGCCACACTCTTTACATTTGATTTCTTCATCCGTTTCTTTTAGTGATCTTCTTGCACAGCTTCTCTTGCCTGTTAAAAAAGGCTTAGGGCACGATGTATCCATTGGATGCATGTGTCCACAGTCATGGCAGCAAATACTTTTCTTTTCGTCTAACATTACTAAGTTAACTTTTTAATGTATTAAGCGTTCATCAATTCTTCCATGTATGCTCTAGCATCTTTCAAATCATCTCTATCTACAGTAGCTTTAATATGTAAACGTAATTCATCATCAGTAAGTGGATCCATATCTAAACGCTCACGAGGTGAAAATGCTTGTACATAAGCAGGCGTATTTCTATTCATTACTACAAAATCGATATCTTCGGGATTAGGTTCCTTAAAGCCATAGCCTCCAAATTCGTTTATCTGAGATTCTGTTAGTAATCCAGCTAATTGCTGCATTCTTTTTGTTTCGTTAATTAATTTCATCTTAGTGTAAGAATTTTAGTTTGTATTTAGTTGATTCGATCAATCCTACCACATTATCAATTTCATTTTGAATGTAGCTATCCTGTGGTAATCCTTTTCTAGCTGTCTCTACATACTTTGATAGAGCTTCGAAGTAAGGCACTACTTGATCGTCTTCTTTGAAAGAAGCTGGGCTTGTGTAGCCTCTAACGATTCCGTATCTACCTTGAAAGCTTTCTACTAATCCGTCTGCTAAATCAACGATTTCATCGTAGAATGTATTCAGAGCTGCGTGAGCTGCAAATGAAGTTGTCTGTAGGTGAAAGATGTGTGCTTGAGTGCGTGATGCAAAAAGCGTACTGATGAATTGTGCGTACTGTTCCATAATTATTCCTCTTCTTTTTCGATTTCTTTTTTAGATGCTTCTACCATTTGATGCTTGCTGCGTAACTCTGCTATCCTTTGAATTATTTGTTGAGCTTTTTGATCCTTTCCTTCTTCCATGCAGCGATTAACTTCTTTCTGTAGCTTTTTGATTGTTTCTTCAATCTTAGATGTAACAGTGTGCTTTTTCTCTTCTAGCGTTTTTGCAGCTTCGTTTACTGCTACTACTATATCGTGAGCAGCGTTTAGTGCTTCATCTTTTGATGAATAAAATCCGTATACTTGACTAGGTGTAAGACCACCCATTACAATTTTAGCAAATGTAAACGGATCCATGCCTTGCTCGCCTTGTTCGTCTCCTGGATACACTAATTCTTGTGGGTCAGCTCCATCACTTTCTGGTTTTTGTACCATCCAAAAATAAACATTATCTGTATATCCCATAGCTTCATCTATCATCTCACCTTCCTCTACTGATTCTTTTATGTGTTTTGGAAGTCCTTTGTGCTTTGTGGATGCTACTTTTTCTAATTCTTTTTTAGTCATCTTAGCCATTGATTTAGCTGCGCCTTTAAGTCCGGTTGTTTTACCTTTCTTTTTAGCTGCTAAAGCTGCTCCGGCTGCTTGCTGTTGTGCTTTTGATACTGCTGGCATGTTATAATTCTTTTTGATTATAAATATCAAGTTTCTTAAGTTCAGCTATACGTTCTTTTACCTGTTGATATATAGCTTTTTTATCACCACCTCCCCACTTTTCAACCTCTCCAGCTTCTGATACGAATGTATCTTTCTCAGTCATCCACTCATCCAGTACTATTTCAATATCTGTAAGCTCTGCATTTTTATTCTTATTCATTACACCCGATGTGTACTCTTCCCACTTGCCTTGTCTTTTTATTTCAGCTTCCATTTCAAGCACACAACTAAAACACTTACCGTGAATAGCCCACATTTTCTTCTCTATATCATGTACTTTTATTATGCCACCGCAGTTAGGGCAGGATAATGGTAGCATTGTTAGCTTCTTGATCTCATCCAGTTTGGTTACTGTCTGCTTTATACCGTTCTTAATTGTCCACTGCTTGCCGTTCTCTTCCCAGATATCACCTTCTCCGTAACTCTTTTTTTCTTTTTCCCAACCTGATTGTAGCTGTGTTGCTGCTCCGGTGTCACCTGTGATGATGTTTCTCATCCTTTGCACGTCTCTCGGTGCAAATTCTTTCTTTAAATTATTGTCCATAACATTTTATTTTATTCGTCGTCGTCTGGAAATAGTTGATGTGCTTTGGTTGTATCAACTTTCATAAACTTATTTACGTCTTTTGGATCAGTGATTACATAAAATAACCCGTCTTGATCACTCTCAGAGGCCTTCCTCGTTCTATGATTACCGTCAATTAAAATCCACTCACTTTTGTTTGTTTCAGGATCTTCAAACTTTACCACAATTCCCAACGGTTTGCTGTAGTCTAATTTCATTGCAGCCACTTTTCCTGGCTCAGCTACGCTAAATTCAGGATGGGATAACTGCTTCATCATGTACGGTTTGAAGGGCTTGATACTACTTTTAACCTTTCCTGACTCGATCATTTGGTATGCCTTCGTTACATCGAACAAATATCTACCGTTGTATGCTGAGAATATTTCATTTTCTGGTTTGATCTTAGCCTCTGATAGCTGACCCATCGGTGAATCAAGATCGTATACACTTAAATTCAGCTTGCCATAATCTCTCATCAATATACCAGCTAACGCATTTGCTTCATTCTCAATCTCAGATCCAGTCTCTCCTGAGTTAGCACCTATCATATTTAGCTCTTTTTGTCTGTGATGCACTAGTTCATGTGCAAGACTTCTACAGATATCTGCTAAATTTCTGCCTGGATAGAATAGTTTTATTTGATTTTGGTGTACACTATACTCACCATATGATCTAAACTGCTCAACAAAACTCCTGTCACTTATCAACTTAATAGCTGGTAGCGATTGAATATTTAGTTCTTCTTTGCAGAATCTAATGAAGTGTTTTATTGTATCAAGCTTGTTCTGGTTCATTTGGCATTGGTGGTGCTTTTAGTGTTGGTTTTTCTTCTGGTTGCTCTTCCGGTGGCTGAACTGTTGCTGTCAGCATTTGAAATATTTTTGGAGCGAATCCTTTATTGTAAGCTGCTTCGGGAATAGTTGTTTTGAATAATTCGTAATCTTGATTTCTCAATAACTCTCTCACGTAGTATGAATTAACTCTACCATCCTTCTCGTGGATTGATATTGTTTTTACGATGTTAGGATATCTACTTTGTATACTCTTTAAGTATTCTTGGTCATCTTTTTCATCATCTCCACCTGCAACGTATATTGCACTCACGTCTTGATGCTTTCCTAAATAAGAAAAGATGTCCTCTACTGGACTGTCTGCTTCTGCTATTCTTGGTTTTATTTTTGGATTTGGTTCTGCTGCTAAATACATCTTCCAAATCTGCAGTGACTGCTCCGGTGTGATACCTTCTTCCGACTTTCTGCTTATTATTACAACAACTTCCGTTATGTAGTTTCTCGATGCTAAGTTTTTAGCTGCTTTGAAATGCCCTTTATGTGGTGGTTTGAAGCCTGCTGGGTAGAAACAGATGCCTGCCTCATTTACAACCTCTTCAACTATTAATCTGCCTATTGCTGTGTAGTCCATGATCATATGATAATAAATATCATTAAGCTGGATCTGCTTCTGTAATTAACTGTTTATTCCCTGTTTTAAACAGCTTTTTCAAGTCTTCCATGTGTTTTGCAGCCTGGTCAACTCTTTCCAGCATGTTCTTTACCTCATCTTCATTGCGGTGAAGCCTATAAACAAACATTGTGTACTCTGTATCCACTCTTGGATCGAAGCTAATAAAGTCACACCATTGTGCATTTGCGCAAATCATATTCGAAATACACTGGTAGTAGTAGTCTGATGCTATCTTTTTGAAGTCTGCATCAGTCTTAATCATGCCATGTTTGAAGTGTTTTGCTGATGTGTATGGGCATTTTACTTCTATGATACCATCTGGTGGTGTTATTCCGTCTGGAGATCCACCGTAATAATCGTTGTATGTGATAAACGATGCCTTCTCTACCGGTATGCCACACGTATCCGAATAGTGTTCTATTGCTACTGGCTCCCAGTTTGTTCCCCATTCAAGTGCTGCTCCTGTTGCAGAGTTGCCAGCTCCACCAAAAAACTCAGAAACTCTTTCTAGTAAATACGTTTTCGCAGTCTCACTAAAGCTGTCCTTTCCCATAATCTTATGGATTTCTGAGCTTGTTATCTTTCCTTTTCTAATTTTGAACCATTCCTGGCTTCTCTGTTCTATTATTTGCATAGTTGCATCTTTTTTAACAACAAGCCACTAAATGTTAATTGCTGTGCTGTGTGTAAATACTTTGTTACATTTTCGAAACCTAGATCGGATGGATCCTTTCCTTGTAATTCTATTAAATAAACGTCTTTACCGAGGTTTAATAATTGGTGTGAGTAATTCAATGCTTCCTTCAATGCATCGTTATCTAGCGCAAGATAAACCGTTTTAACATCATTCTCTACAAGCTTCATCATAAGAGACTTTGGAATTGTCTTACCAAAGAGTGGAATAGCGTTTCTTTTGAGTGCTATTGCGTCAAAAATACCTTCACATAGTATGACTGGTACCTTCCAATTGATATAATACTCGAATCCAATCAGCTCATTCTTGTTGCAGGACGGTGCATTGTACTTTCTTCCCGGATCTTTCTCGAATGATCTTGAGATGAAGTAGTTTATTCGTCCTGATTTATCGTATGATGGTACAATTATTGAGTTTGGATACTTGCCAGACTCGCAATATCCTATGTTATATTTGATTATATCTGCATCTGATATGCCTCTTTTGGCTACGTATGCCTTAGCTTGTCTGTAGGAAAGCTTCGTGCTTGCCTTGGATAACGGCTCAAACTCCTTTGGAAGTGTGACAACTTGGTAGGTTTTGTTCTGTTCTTCACCCTTTCCGTCCGGAAAATACGATCTCATTTCGCTTACTTGAGCGGGATCTGCGTGTAGTTTCTTCAGTAATGACACTAGATTTCTGCCCTTTGTTGCAGGTTGACACGTCCAACAATTGTAGAATCCTGTGGTAGGATCTATCTCAAGCTTCGGTTTATGATGCTTGCAAAATGGGCAGTGAAAGGCGTGATTACCCTTCGTAGATGGTTTCGATCTGCCAAGAACCGTATGTAGTAAGCCTAATACTAGTCTTGCTTTTTCTTGCATATTCTATGACTTTAACCTTAAGTATACTACTTTTTTTTCGGAGTAGCAACATCTTTTGGTTGTTCTTCTAACCAGCTATCGGGAATTGTCTTATCTGCGTATGGAATGCCTAGTGATTCACACCAGCTACCATAAGTCGTCTTTGATCTCTTAGATATCTTTGTGTTAGAATTGCTGAATACGAATCTAATGTCTAGTTCTGGGTGTTGTTCTTTGATTAGCTTGTGCTTCTTTCTGTCTGCAAGTACGAATCTACCTTTAGTTTCTACGATAATTCCGTTCCATAATTTGAAGTCGGGTAGGTAGGTGTGGTCTTTTGCCGGTACTGTATACTTAACTGTGTTAGCTTTGTCTTCGTAATCGTAATATATTTTTTGTTTTTGTAGTTGCTCTGCAACCGCTTCTTCTAAACCACTTCTGTAACCGTGCTTAATAGCTCTCGCTCTTGCACTGATCTTTTTCTTTTTTGCCATAAATATTTTTTAAGAATCCCACTTAATGATAAAAGTGATATCTGTGTTAGATGGGATTGGATAGGGTGTTGCTAGTTTGCCAACAACTAATAACTCGTTTGTTTCGTTGTAGAGTCCTACCGTAGTTGTATAGGGACGAAAATCTGATCCAGTTACAGCATCTATTAACGTGCCTCCGTATAATCCCTGTACTCCTCCGCTAAATTGTGATACTACTACTTGCATTGTATATTAGTTTATCGTGCATTATATGTTTAGCTACCTAAGCTAGCTGTTACCCACGCAGTACCGTTGTATGCGTATAACTTATTTGTTTTAAAATTGAAGTACACTTGACCAACTATCGGTGATGCTGATGCTGTAGTAGGCAGTATAAATGATCCAGTTGAGTTCATTTGAAAACTACCTGACATTTTCACTGATCCTGTAATGTAGTGCTTGTTTGCGATATTTGTACCTAAAGATACTCCGTCTATTGCTAGCATGCTACCAGTTACTGTTAGTATATGGGTTCTATTGTTAGCAGTTATTAATGAGTCGATATCTGTAAAGATATCCAATGCGCTATTATCTGATATAATTGTTCTAACTATTGATTTAGCGGGAGTCAATGTGGCTGCTTGTGGACCTGCCGTTTGATACGTCTTTAGATAAATGGCTTCTAACATTGGGTAACCTGTTGTTGTGTATCCATTATTTCCAATTCCTAAATCACCTATGTAGTAGTAGAACGCATTACCGCCACCACCACTAGAGCCGCCACCATTACTATATGGTGTCATACTTGGAAACTGTGATTGATAGTATTCGTATCCCGAGGCTGATGGTATTAGTGTATTGTAAGTTACGTTTAGCGGTGCATAGTAGGGTGTTGGATATAGGAAGCTTGTATTTGTTGTTTCACCTTGTAATTGTGTTGCACGTATTGATCCAGTCACTCTTAAGCTACCTGTTATATTTACTGATCCAGTTGCTGTTAGACTCCCTGTAATTCTTAGACTGCCTGTGATAGCCTGCACTATACTAATACTGCCAGTTGATATGTAGGTATTCGCAACTGATGCTGTGTAGCTGTTAAACGAGCTGGTGGTGGTGAGTGTCGTAGCTTTTGTATCAACGTACTGCTTTACTGCGTATTGTGATGGTACTAGTACATTGCTTGTTCCTAACGCTGCGTTTGCACTAATAGATCCACTATTGATCTTGCTGTAGATTAAGTTATCTAACATCGTACCCACTCTTGTTGCAGTGTTAGCACCTGTAGCTGTTTCGTTCTTTATTACATTCGCTTCAGTTAATAACTGTAAATCTGTATTTACCATTGTGTTTTATTTTAATTGTACGTTTGATCAAATGCTTGACTAAATATTTTGTTTGTTAATGAAATTACAACCACTAAATTATTTCCACCATTTATCAAGCTACCCACTCCTTGTCTTGCCTCTATCGTTATTACATTTTGAAACACTGAAATGTTGTAGCCAGCTGAGTTATTTGCTAGTACTGCTGCAAGGTTTGTTGCTAACGTGTTTACGTTTGTATCCGCTACCGTAGTGGTGTATATTCCTAGTATCGTCGATCCTAATTGCGGGTCATTAACGATTACTGTAACTTGGTAACCTGCTCCGTTTGCAACTGTTATTGTTATCGTCGCTTGTGCGTTAGCTGAGTAGGTCGGATTTATAAGAACGGTTGGATTCTGTGAATAATTAAAATCATTCTCCAATACTCTACACTTAACCTCGTTTTGGTAGATTGTTGTCTCCGCTGTTAATCTTATACTATAATCCGGCATACTTATAAATATCTAAGTGTATATATTAATACAGTGGATTCCAAGTTGAACCATCCCAGAAGTATGGTACTATTGTTGCTCCCGATCCAGATACTATAATACTACCTGATGCTGGACTCACTGGTGTTGTTGTTCTTGGTTTTATTACTAGTATATCGTTGATTGTAGTCGATCCTGATACTTCTAGTGTTGATGATGGTGTTGTTGTTCCGATACCTACTCT